TACAACTACAACAATTACTCCACCTACTAGCACAACAACTACAACAACAACGGCAGCACCTACAAGCACAACAACTACTACTGACGGTACAACTACAACAACTACTACTGACGGTACAACTACAACTACTAGTAGCACAACTACTACAACGTCAGGAACTACAACAACAACTGCATCACCTTCACTTTATTACTTCCAAGTAACGGAGTGTGGAGGTACAGGTACAACTGATGTAAGTTCTACTACTAATATGACAATTGGTGGTGTTTATAAATTGATAACTCAATCATCCCCACCACAAACTCAATTTGATGGAACTAGATGTTGGCAAATTATAACAACCGCAATTCCAGGTGGAACTGCAGTTGCTCCAGGTGGAAGTAACTTTGGAGATTGTTCAACTTGTAACGCAACTACAACTACAACAACGTTTGGTACAACAACCACAACCGAAGGTACAACTACAACAACAACATCGGGAACAACTACAACTACCGCTGGAACTACTACTACTACAACTGATGGTACAACTACAACAACTACTGCAGCACCTACTAGTACTACTACAACAACGGAGTATTTTACTACAACCACTACTCAACCTTAAAAAAAAAATAACTACAAAACAATGGTTGATTGTTAAATGATTAAAAATATATTAATATGAGTAATATAGTAAACCAAAGAGGATATATAACTAACCCTGGTTTTGCTGGTGGTGAACCAGTAACTCCATTAGGGCCTGTTGATTTTTCCTATGTAAATTTGGGCTATGGTAGTCTATATGTTGGTACACAAGGAAATTTAACAATAAAGTGTGCAGATAATTCAGTAGTAACATTAGTATCAGCTAGTGGATTTATTCCTGGTTTAGTTGCAGCTGTAAGTTCTTCTTCTACTGCATCAAATATAGTTGGTTTTGATAAAGTTGTAATTCAACCAGTAACTACTACTACAACAACTGCAGCACCAACAACTACTACAACAACAGCGGCTCCTTAAATTAAAATAAATAAACAATAATATGAACGCAAAACACGTATTAAATAAGATTATAGCAGCTTTATCAGCAGATAAGCCTGTTGAAATGGCATACGCTAAGTTAGCAGATGGCACAATCTTAGAATCTCCTACCTTTGATGTAGGTGAATTAGCAGAAGTAATATCTGAAGATGGAAGTAAATCTCCAGCACCAGAAGGTGAACACGAAGTAATCTTAAAAGATAGCGAAGGAAACGATGTTAGAATTAAGATTCAAGTGGATGCAGAAGGAAAGATAACTGAAAGAGAAAACGTAGAATTACCTGAATCAGAAGAAAAGGATGAAGAATCCGAAGCTGTAGAAGCTAAATCTGATGAGAAGAAGGTAAAGAAAATCCCTGAAGATATGGAAGAAGAAGAATCAGATGCAGTTGATGCACCTGTTGAATCTATTCCAGAAGATATGGAAAAGAAGTACGCTGATTTAGCTTATAGAATTGAGGAGATGGAAAAGAAAATCTCTAAGATGGAAGAAGTTAAAGAAGAAGAAATCAAAGGTAAACCAGCTGAAGATAAAAAAGAAGCTGACGTTAAAATGGAAGAAGAACTTCCTAAATTAGACGGAGCACCTGTTGATGAGACTTCAAACAAAACACAAAACATAAAAATGAGTAAGAATAGTAAAGTTGTGAGTTCACAATCTGCTTTCTTATCAAAATTATACAAATAAACAAAAACTTATTGAAAATGAGAAAAAATCAAAATTTCGCTCAACCATCGGTAACAAGTACGTATAGTGGAGAATTTGCAGGAAAATATATTGCAAGCGCACTCCTTTCTGCACGCACGTTAGACAATGGTTACATCACAATAATGCCAAACGTTAAATACAAATCAGTAATTCAAAGAATTGCTGTTGATAGTATTGTAAACGATGCATCTTGTGATTTCGCAACTTCAGGTACAGTAGCTCTTACCGAAAGAATCTTAGAACCAAAAGAGCTACAAGTAAACTTAGAACTTTGCAAGCAAGAATTTTTAGATTCTTGGGAGGCATTGCAATTAGGATTCAGCGCTTTTGATTCCGTGCCAGCAAATTTTAGCGATTTCTTGGTGAGCTACGTGGGAGGCAAGGTTGCCGAGGCAACTGAAGAATCTATTTGGAGAGGTAATCCTTCTGTAAATGGACAATTCCAAGGTATCTATACCGAATTATCTTCATCAGTAGTAGCAGGTGGTGTAAACGCTCCTGTAACTTCATCAGTTTCGGGTTCAATCACTTCAGCTAACGTAGGAACTGCATTAGCAGCATTGATAGACGCAGTACCTCAAACTGTTTATGGTAAAGAAGACTTAATGATTTACGTTCCAACAAACGTAGTTAAGGCTTACCAACAATTCTTAGCTGGTGGTGCACAAGGCGCTAACGGTTTCAACAACCAATTAAACGTTGGTGAAAAACCATTGAACTTCAATGGTATTGAAATGGCGTATTGTCCTGGATTAGCAGCATCTGCTATGGTGGTTGCTCAAAAATCTAACTTGTTCTTCGGAACTGGTTTAACTTCAGATTTCAATACTGTAAAGTTATTGGATATGGAAGATTTAGACGGCTCACAAAATTTCCGTGTGATAATGCGATATACTTGTGATACAGTATACGGAATCGGAAACGATATAGCAATACACAAAAACTATTAATTTAATTGAGTGAACAATGAGAGGGTATAATTCCCTCTCTCACTCTTTAAGTTTCAGAAACAAAAAAAATTAAAAAATAAAAATTATGAGTTGTCAACTAAGCGCAGGCCGTAATGAAGTATGTAAAGAGAGTGTTGGTGGACTATCAGGAGTTTATTTCGTAAACTTTACTGGTTCTCTAGCTAACATAACTGATGGTGATTCAGATGCTTTAATTAGCACATTACCAACAGGTCTTACTGCATATTTTTATGACCTTAAAGGGACAAGTGCATATACTGAAACTGTAAATTCCTCTAGAGAAAATGGTACTACATTCTTTTCACAAGAATTAACATTGAATCTTAAGAAATTAACAAATGAGATGACCACACAATTGAAATTAATAGCAAGAGGACGTACACAAGTATTTGTTCATACTATGCAGGGTGATACCTTATTAGTAGGACAAAGAGAAGGTGCGGACTTAATCGGCGGTACAATACAAACCGGCGCTGCTATGGGAGATTTATATGGATATAGTATCCAACTTCAGGCAAATGAGCAGTTCCCTGCTTCATTTATCTCTGGTTCAACATTTGGTTCGCCATTTGGAGGTGTAACTAACCCACCAACAATTGTAAACGGTACAAACTAATCAGTATTACACTTAAAATATTAAAGGGAGGACTCAGTTCTCCCTTTTTTTATGCCATATGGCAGATATAGATGGGACTCAAAACTTCAGACTTAGTTGTTTTTTTATAAAACAATTAGCAAGTTAAGGGTATAACATGCTACTTATTGAATATTGGAAAGAATTCACTTCTCAATTACTTATGTAGGGGGTAAAGTAGCATTAATAGATTTCACTACTTTGTTCTATATGATTGTTAAATGTATAGTTAAAACAACATAAAGACAAGATAATGCTAGCATACTACATATCAGGAAGCAATTATTATTCATTTAGAATAGCTCCAACGGGCTCATCTAATCTTACACTCAATCTGCAGAACATGCTAACGTTGGTGAATACATCATCTTCAATTAGTGCATCTGCAAGACCTTACACATATAATGCGTATGAGAGTATCCTTAATTGGACAGCATCTATATCAGGTGCACGTACAGGTGACCAATACCGAGCATCTATAACTGATACAACCGGTTCTATTTGGGACGGTTCTATTTCAGTATTTGCATCACAATCAATTGATAAGCCAGAGTACATAAATCAATTAGGCGTTGAAGAAGAATATAAGAGCAATATAACAAACAATCAATACATAATACTAGATTAATATGAAAGAAAAACAAAGTTTCTCAGTAGTCAACTTAACATCTCAACAAATTCCTATTGTAGTTGAAGATATAAAGACAAGATATAATTGGGTACCTGTTGGTATAATTCAACCAGATGATTACTTTCAAAACATAACTGATGCTTACACAACATCAACAACAAACGCAGCTTGTGTAGAAGGTATAGCAGACCTAATATATGGTAAAGGATTATATTCTAAAGATGAATCATTTCAAGATACATTAGGAAAATTAATACCACAAGAAGAATTAAGGAGAGTTGTATTTGATTTAAAACTTTATGGTAATGCTGCATTCCAAGTATATTGGGATGATACACACACAAAAGTAATTAAATTCTATCACACTCCTATACAAAACATAAGAGCGGAAAAAATATACGATAATCCAAAGATTGAAAACTATTTCTATTGTACTGATTGGAGTGACCATAAAGCACAAAGAAGTAAGAAAAGAATATCAGCATTTGGCACTTCAAACGATAAGATGGAATTATTGTATGTAAAGAATTACTCACCAGGTAAATATTATTATTCATTACCTGATTGGATTCCTGCTTTACAATTTTCTTTTGTTGAAGCTGAATTATCTAACCTACATTTAAATAACATTGAGAATGGATTTATGCCGTTGGTAATGATTAATATGAATAATGGTATTCCAGCGCCTGAAGAAAGACAAACGATAGAAAGTATGATTGAGCAGAAGTTTACAGGCACTAGAAACGCTGGTAGATTTATGATTTCATTTAACGATGATGCAGAAAGAAAACCAACAATAGAAGCAATCAACATAGATAACTTACATGAAAAGTATCAGTATGTTAGTGATTACGCGCAAGACCGTATCTTAGTTGGACATAGAATTACATCTCCATTGTTGTTTGGTATCAGAACACAATCTAATGGTTTCAGTTCTCAATCAGAAGAAATGAAAACAGCTTTCTCTATTTTACAAACAATGACAATTACTCCATTCCAAAACTTAATCATTAACTTTATAGCTGATGCATTAGAGATTGGTGGATACGTTGATACTGAATTATACTTTGAACAATTAACACCATTGGTAATTCTTTCACAAACTGCAGAAGAAACCGGACAATCAATTACACAAGTTGAGGATGATATCAATGAACAGGCTGAAAACCCTGAACAAATTGAAGATGAAACAACAATAGACCCAAACATAGAACAAGAAGAACTAAGTGATTATAGTAGAAGTAATCCTAATTTTTCTAAGAACTTTGAAACATTTAAATTATAAACAATATGAGCTACGCATTATTTGTAAGTAGAAACGATATTATTAAAAACAGTCCATTGCAAGGAGCGATAGATGCTGATAGGTTATTACCTTTTATAAGAACAGCACAGGACAAATATATGTTAAACCTATTAGGTACTGTTTTATTTTACTATATCCAAGAGCAAATTGAAGCGGGTACATATGGTAACTTAAATTCATATTACCAAGACCTAATGAATGACCATATCAAACCCACACTAATATGGTATGGCTGCGTTGAATACATACCCTTCTCATCCATTCAATTCAAAAGTGAAGGTGCAGTAAAGCATTTGAGTGAACAATCAACAGCACCCTCTAAAAATGAGATTGATTACCTATTACAAAAGGCTCTTAACTCTGCTGATTTCTACGCAACTCGTTTACAAAACTATTTAGTTGCTTATTCTAATCAGATACCACAATACCTTGAAAGTGTTGGTAATTTAACGCAGGTATATCCTGATTTTACCAATCAGTATTTTGGCGGTATTCAACTTTAAAACCATAACAATATGCCATTGAATGTAGTAAATAATAACGGTACAAATTATACATTGTACTATAACGCATTAAATTATTTTAAAACAATAATGACAAATCATCCATCTATTCAGACAGTTACACAAGGTGATGTATTTGAAATAGATGATAGAGAATTTCCTGCATATCCTTTAGGTAATATTCTTATTACAAACGCCACATTCGCTGATTCAGTTACAACTTATACTTGTCAACTTACAATAGCTGATAAGATTAAATTAAAGAATAATGAAAGTACTGGTGTACATAATAAGCAAGATATTCCTTACTTTGGTACGGATGATACCGTTGATATACATGCAAATACATTAAGTATAATTAATGATTTAACATCATACACACAATACGCAGTTGATAACTTTGATATCCCTGAAGGAATAAGTTGTGAAGCATTTAAAGACCGTTTTGATAATGGTTTAGGTGGATGGGTAGCTACATTTGATTTAGTTACACACAACGATAGACCTAGATGCTTATATAATTTATTTTCTTAATAATGAAAGAACTTAGAGAAGTAGCAAAAGTATTTAAAGAATTATCTTTGCTCTATATGATTAAGAGACAAAGACCGGTTTATGCTACAGGTGAATTATATAGTGCTATTAAGAAATATAATACATTAGATAGGATGACAGGACCTGGTGATAAACGAAAGAAAAGTCTTGTTGGAACTTCTACATTCAGAACTTTATTGAATTTTATGCCACCGGGCTATGAGTATGGATACTTTCCATATTATGGTAAAGGAACATCAAAAATATATGGACCTAGACCGTTTGCTGAGGAAGCTGCGAACTCTGCTCAAATGAAGAAAGTAATTGATAATGCCGTAAAGGGGTATATCAATAAAACTATTTTAAGTAATATTAAGAAGCAAGTAGATACTGAAGTAGAGAAAATCTTAAAGTAACCATCAAATACAAATACGTTTTCGTTGGTTAAATGATAAATTAATAAAGCATGTCCTTATCCATAACACAATATCCCGCTTCCGCATCGTTAGCACAATCACCAATGGTGTTTACGGTGTTCGAAAATACGAATGTTGTTTATAGTTCTTCATTTCAATACTATGCTGACCTTTACTATTGGAATGGTGCACCTAATCAATCGGGTTCAGTTGCGGATTACACATTAACAAAGTATCCTAACACTAGTTTAGTAGGTATGTTTGATGTAAGTAGAATAATCAACTCAACACTTACTGATTTATCTTTTGCAAACAATTCTAACGTAACATATTATAAAGCTGATTTCTATTGGAATTATACAAACGCTTCAAACGTAATTGTATCATCATCTAAAGTAAGTTCGGGATTATATAAAGCATTAGATGGATACGCAATATTTCAAGAACCTATCAACCAACAAATCGTATCTAAATCAGCCTTCTGGCCGATAATGACTGATGGACCTGTAACACAATCTTTCTTAGATGGTACAGTAGGTTGGCTAAGTGCTTATTGTGGTGATATAGGTAATCCAATAATTACAAAGTTAGTTTATTCAGGTTCATTAGGTAATGCAAACTATGTAATTAGTGGTGATGTATCATCTTCAAACCAAATAAACTATTTTCCTATTGGTACTACGTGTGATGATTGGCCTCTTAATCCATCACAAGATTTCTTTAGTGTACAAGCATTTTCTGGTTCAACTGCATTAGGTAGTTCTATTTTATTTAGAAAAGATTGTATCCAAAAATATCCAAACATCCGAATTAAATGGAAAAATAGATATGGACAATTTGATTACTTCAATTTTTATTTAGTTAATCGTCAGGGATTCTCATCAACTAAAAGAACATATCAACCGCAGTTAGGTTCATGGCAAGGTTCAACATTAAGTTATGAAAACTATGATAGTTCAAACTTAAACTATCTTACCGATTCTAAACAAACCCTAAGTGTAAACACACCATACATTAGTGAAGATTATAATGATATATTAAAACAATTATTAGTTTCTGATGAAATATATTGGGTGTATGGTCAAGACGCAATTGGTGAAGGATTTAACAATGGATATGATAATGGATTCCAATCAGGTGTTGTTACAACTGAACTTGTAAGACCTATTACAATTACAACAAATAACATCGTATTTAAAACAGGAGTAAATGATAAACTAATTCAATATCAATTTGATTTTGATTGGGGACAAAGTTATAAACTTATAATATAATGGGACAAACTAGTACGCAAGGTTTTGTTTTTAAATTAGTGGCAAATGATACAATATTAGACCTATTTGCAGACGAGGATATTAAGTTATCGGATAATGTTACTGGTCTATTTGATTTGGGTGTATTGCCAACTGATTTCACACGTCAGATACAATTACCTGGCACTAAAAAGAATAACGCGTTCTTTCAGCACGTTTATGATATCTCAGTTTTTTCACCTGATACATTTGCTACAAACATTAAAGTTCCAGCTTATTTGGATTTTGATGGTTTGTATTTAGCACAAGGTTATCTTCAATTGAATAAGGTTAATGTTTTTGCAAATAAATTTATTGATTCATATGAGGTAACTATATTCGGTGCATTATCTTCATTTGGTATAACTGTTAATAAGAATTATTTAACTGATTTAACACCACTAAATACATACAACCACACTGCTTCTATTGCAGCGGTAACTTCTTCGTGGAGTGGTAGTCTTTTTAATGGTGATATAATTTATCCCCTAGCGGATTATGGTAGTGCACTTCAATTCACATCAGGCCAATACGAATTATTTGGAATGGATGATTATCAAGGTGCATTATCAACAATAGATTTCAAACCAGCTATTCGTATGAAAAAGGTTTGGGATGCTATATTTGATTTTGCAGGATACACATATACAAGTTCATTTTTTAATGAACCATTTTTAGATGATGTTTATTTACTTTGTAATAACTCACTACAATATCCTGAATTTGCTGGTGTTGATTTGGAAGGATATGGAAGGATAAAAGTAGGAGCGATTAGTGGCAGTGGTATGACAGATATTAAATTAACTGAAAATACTTTTGTAACCCTACCTTGGTATAATAAGTTATCAGACCCACAAGACTTTTATAATAATGGTGCGTATAGATTAGAGGTTTCATCTTCATTAAAAGGAATATTGAACATAAACATAAATGTAAGTTGTTCAGTAAATAATATGCCTGGTACTTTAACTCAAAATGGTACATGGCAATATCAATTGATTGAAACAGGTAGTGGTACTCCATACTCATTAAGTGCAATACAATCTTATATATTTTATTTTGACCAATTACAGCAAAGCAGAACTGGGGCTATAAATCAAAACTTTGAATTACAAACTGAATTTGCAACAAATACACAAATACCACCTGGTAATTATTATTTCCAAATTAAACAAAGACCTAATTTCGCAGCACCAACTGTACAACCTATTGTAACATTAGACCCGTTAGGTACAACTAAATCTTATTTAGAAATAAAAAAAGTAAACCAAGCTGCGGATGGTAGGATTATGAATATCCCTCTTAATATGCCGTTTGGTACAACAGGTATTAAACTAATTGATTTTATTAAAGGAATACAAAAGAAATTTAACCTTGTAATATATCCATCTAAAACTGTAAAAAATCAATTTATTGTTGAAACATTTAACACTTGGTACAAACAAGGAACTATTAAAGATTTTAACAAATACATTAATTTAGATGATAAGATAGAAGTAATTCCAGCCAATAACTTAGCTGTAAATGAATTAAACTTTGGTGATACATTAGACCAGGATTATATTTCACAACAATTTAGTAAAGCTGCCAATAGAGAATATGGTAAGAGTTATTTTACCGATACAAACAATTTCTTTTCACAAGGTAAGTTTGAAGTTAAAACAACTTTAGCTTCTTCACCATTAATTAAAATTGCAGGAACTGGTTTATCTGGTTCAATTGCTGGTATAGCACCACAACCAGCAAAATATAATGCAGGATATTATAGATTTACAAATGAGTCCTTTGATCCTGGTGCGGCTTGTAATAGTTATATTTCTTTTAACATCTATACTGATAATGGTACTGTTAATGCAGGACAAACTGCATATTATGATGAATACGGTACAAACATTGTTTATGGATATAATTACTTTACCTCTGCTGAGTTTGGAGGAGGTGCAATATACGAAATTAGCAACGCGAATGGAGTCATAGGATATAATGTTGGTAATTGTTAAATAATAAACTATGGCAGTAATACCAATATACATACCAACCTATATCTCAGACCAGAACTATAATCCTAGTCGTGTTTTACCACGCCTTCTATTTTATAATGGACAAGTAGAATGTGAAGGATATTGGTTACAAAATGAACTTTCTCAACAATTTGAGCAATCTACTTTTCCGTATTTTGATAATTACAATGTAGTATCAGGTTCATTTCCAACAACTGATTCTAAATCTCTTTTATTTTTTAATGAACAACCTGCATATGGTGAGAAACCAACCGAATCTTTGTATTCAACTTATTGGAGTAATTATTTAAACCTATTATATAATCCACGCACTCGTCTAATTAACGCATCAACAATTATCCCCTTAGCGGACTATTTTGAAATGGAGTTAAACGATATTGTAGAGTTCAGAGGAAACTATTATCACCTAAGAGCAATCAATGAATATAATCTAAAAAATGGTGCATGTAATATACAATTATTAGGTCCCATATTGGGTGATGTAATAGATGCTATATTAAATCGTACATCTACTACAACTACAACTGCAGCACCTACAACAAGTACAAGTACTACAACTTCTACTTCAACGAGTACTACAACTTCAACATCAACAAGTACTTCTACATCAACTACAACTACTACAACTGCTTGTGTTGATTGTGGTATAAATCAATATGGAAGTTATTCACCAGCCAATTATTATGGATATCCAACTGCATCTATTTGTAACGCAGTTTCATCAAGCAATGTTTTAAATTATTACGCTTATGATAGACCTAATAGATTTACATTATATGATTCAGCTGGATTTGTTACTTCTTCTGGTTGGGTTGGATACGCTACTTACCCTGGCCCTTGGGGAGCAAGTAATAATGTAGACCCGGATGGTAATATTTTATTCTCATTCAATAGTGGAACAGGTAGACATATGTTAGTTGAAGCAGGACCAGCGGATCCTGTATCACCTATTAGTGATGCGTATGAATGGGTATTAGTTTGTCAAAATCCTACAACAACTACGAGTACTAGTACTAGTACTACAACTACAACTACAGCAGGTCCATATTATTATACAGGTTTAATTTGTGGTGGTGGTATCGTTGGTAATTTCTATTCGGATACAAATGAAGGAGATAATCCTGGTATTGTATATGCATTTTCGGCAACTGCTGGTAATACCAATCAATGTTTTGATAATGTTAGTAGAACTATAACACCAAATAATAATCCTATATTAGCTTTATTTGATACCTGTTTTGAATGTAATAACCAATAGTAAATGTGTATAAAATAAATTATGGCTATTATACCAATTTACATACCAACTTATATTTCGGACGAGAATTATCGACCTTCAAGAGTATTACCACGCCTTCTATTTTATAATGGGCAAGTTGAGTGTGAAGGATATTGGTTACAAAACGAAATTAGTCAACAATTTGAACAATCAACTTTTCCTTACTTTGACAATTATAATGTAGTAACAGGTTCATTTCCTACTGTAAATTCTAAATCATTACTTTTTTATAATGAAGAAGCTGTTTATGGACAAACACCAACTGCATCTTTATATAGTGAATATTGGAGCACTTATTTAAATCTATTATATAATCCACTTACTAAATTAATAAATGCTTCTGCAATTATTCCTTTAGCTGATTATCGTGAATTAAAACAAAATGATATTGTTGAGTTCAGAGGTAACTATTTTCATTTACGTGCAATCAATGATTATTCTCTTAAAAATGGCGAGTGTACACTTCAATTATTAGGACCTATATTACCTGAAGCATTAAATTTACCTACTGATTGTAATTATGGTTCATTCAATGTTGTATGTGTTTTAAATATACAATATTTGGTAGTAGGTGGAGGTGGAGCATCGGGTGGAGATAATGCTGGAGGTGGAGGTGCTGGAGGATTACGTTCAGGAAGCATTGCATTGCCTACTGGTACATATAATGTAATAGTTGGTGGAGGTGGAATTACATTTCCACAAAATGGAAAAAATTCATCAGTATCATTCCCATCAGCTTCTATTGCAATTGGTGGTGGAGCAGGTTCTACAAATGAATTACCTGCAGGAAATGGTGGTTCAGGTGGTGGTGGAAATGGATTAGGTGATATATTTCAAGGAAATCGTGGTGGTGCAAATAATGAAGCGCCTAATCAAGGACGTGGTGGGGGTGGTGGAGCACTTACATCAGGTAGTGATGCAACTCAATCACCAGGATTATTTGATAGGGGAGGTAATGGTGGTTCAGGTTCTCTTTGGATAAATGGTTTACGATACGCTGGAGGTGGGGGTGGTAGTTCTCCTGGTAGTCCATTCTCCTCAGTACCTGGTGGATTAGGTGGACCAGGTGGTGGTGGTAATGGAGGTAACACTTTTAATAACCCTGCTGGTACTCCAGGTGTAGCTAATACAGGTGGTGGTGGTGGTGGTGGATTTACATCACAACCCGGAGGTAGTGGTGTGGTTGTAATAGCTTATTTAGGTAGTGGTTCGCAAGCAACTGGTGGTATATTAAGTTACGATGGTACATACACATATCATACATTTACATCAGCATCATTAGCAGCTACAAATGGTACAGGTTCATTTATATACTAAAAATAAAGATAACAAATGGCTAGAAGCATATTATTAACATTAGGAACTCCATTAGGTGCTACATTAGGACCTGATTTTAATCTTACTGCAAATGTCGGCGTTGTAACACCATCAACCGCGACAACAATTGAGTTAATAACTGGAAAAGTTGTTGTTGTAGATGATTTGGCAACTAATGTTACTATAACATCAACGGGTGTTTGTACAAATGCAATAACACAAACAATACCATGTGGTGGAATAACAACTACTACATCAACTAGTACGAGTACTACTACAACAACTGCTGCACCTGGTATAAATGTAATAAATTATTTAATTAATAGACCAGCAACAGGAAGTTATAATTACTCATTTACACCATATAGTGCATCTATATTCCCTGCAAGTTTCTTTACTCCAACTTCATCGGGTGTTTTAAGTGTAATTAATGATTCAACTAGATATGCATTTAGTGATTCTGCTTCGCTTAATCCAGGTACTTCAATTCCAAATATTGCGTTTAATGCAATATCAGGTACGTTTATATGTGATGCAGCATTACTACCTTATGTAACTGCATCTGTTCCTGGTGGATACACTACATTGTGTAGTGGATTCTCAAATGTTGGTACTGGAAGTATGACATACGTTGGATGTGATGGCGGTATTTATGGACCTATTAATCCAAATAGCGATTATCTAGCAAGGGTTGGTACTTTCCCTATTGGTAATACCAATGACCCAACTGCATCTTTTTATGGAGATGGTACTTTCAAACCAAATCCAGTTCCTATTTTTGCAGGTTCTAACTATGAAGGTGCTGGATATAACTACCTAAATGTAGTTATTTATAGTCCTGGTTACGCAACTCAATCAGCGTGGATTCCAAATGGTACATATACTGAAATAAATGGAGTACCAATTGTTGCAGGAACTAAAGTTCAATATTTCCGTAAATCATTTCCTTTAGGTTCTTCCGTTGGATTAGGTTTTGGTGGAACACAAACTACGGTTTATCCTGGACTTATTAGACCATATGTAAGCTGGGATGTGCACACATATACTGCATCAGGTGATTTCACATATCGTTATCAAAACCAATTTTAATCACAAAGATTATTTGAATTGTTAAATGATAGGTAATTAAATAAATTAAACTAAAGTTATGCAAGACATCCGATTCATTTGTGCTCAACCAGCAAATTCATATTATACTTGGCAAGTTGAAGTACTAATTAATAACTTCATTAAGCATGGAGTAAATCCAAACAAAATTGATATTCTATGTGCGATAAATAATGATATCGTACCTGAAGATTGGAGGAAACTACAAAATCATTACAACACTGTAAGGTTCTTCTTTTACAATGATACCAGGAGTGATTTTAAGTACATTCCTGCCATTTACTTTAACTTAATGAGTAATCACCTCAAAGCTCATCCAGAGTTGAAGGACGAGGTTCTTTTCCTACACGATAGTGATATCATATTTACGCGTAGACCTGAGTTAGATTGGGTTCGTAAAACAAATGTATGGAGTTTAAGTGATACCAACTCTTATATCAATTACGATTATATCCAACAAAAAGATAATGCCATCTATGAGAAGATGTGTGAAATTATTGGTATAGATAAAAGAATACCAAAGTTAATGAACTCACATTCAGGTGGAGCTCAGTATATTGTTAATGGAGAGGGTTGGGAGTTTTGGGATAAGGTAGAAAAAGATGCTATCACAATGTATGATTACTTTTGTGAAGTTGAACCGTTATATGTAAAAAAGTATGAAGGTGATTATCCAATTCAGAAATGGACAGCTGGTATGTGGAGTTTACTTTGGAATGCTTGGTTATCAGGACACGAAACTAAAGTTGATGACAGAATTTCTTTTGGTTGGAGTACTGACCCGGTTGATAGAATTGAAAAACACTGGATACTTCACAATGCCGGTGTTACGGTTGATATGGCAGGTTTATTTTTTAAAGGTGCGTACATTAGTAAATTACCTTATGATGAGGTTTTACAAGTTGATGAAACTAGAGCATCTTCCTATTATTGGAAACAAGTACAAGAAACAGCACAAAAAACAATATTAAAATAATGCCACATTCATATCACTACGGAAAAATTGAAGCAATTGAATTTATTAAAAATAACACCACAACTGAATCTAAAATATTAGATGTAGGACCTGGTGTTGGAACATATGCAGATTACTTAAAACCATTAGGTTACCATATAGATGGATTAGAAATCTATGATGGATATGTAGAGGCATACAATCTATCAGAAAAATATAAAAATATATACGTTGGAGATATTGTAACTTACGATATATCTGATTATGATTTTGTAATTATAGGAGATGTATTAGAACATCTTACAATTGAAGATTCACATAATGTGTTGAGTAGATGTAAGAATGTATTGGTAGCAGTACCTTATATATGCCCACAAGGTGGAGTAGATTTTTATCATAATGAACATCATTTGATAAACCCATACGAAGCACACCAACAATCGGATTTAACACCATTAGAAATGCTAACACGTTATCCAAGTTTAGGTTTGGTATGGAGTAATCATTTGTATGGTTACTACTCAAATATTAAATGGAATGGATACTATGCATAAATTAGAAGAAACATTTACCGAAATATATCAAAAGAACTTATGGCAATCTGCTGAAAGTGTTAGTGGATTAGGTTCTGAAATAGAATATGCAAAATCAATTAGTAAGGAATTACCTGTATTATTACAAAAGTATAATATACAATCTATTTTAGATATCCCATGCGGAGATTGGAATTGGATGAAGAACGTTGATTTATGTGGAGCATCTTATATAGGTGCAGATATTGTAAAACCTTTAATTGAGGAAAACAAATCTAAATACGAAGGTGTAGATTTTAGAGCATTAGATATAACATCAGATGATTTACCTAAAGTTGATTTGGTATTTGTTAGAGATTGTTTAGGACACCTAACAAACGAAAACGTACACAAAGCATTAGATAACATAAAAAGAAGTGGGAGTAAATACCTACTTGCTACCTCATTCACACGTTGGACTACCAATACTGATATAGAAGATGGTGGTTGGAAGTGTATAAATCTTATGGTAGAACCATTTGTATTAAAACCAATATATCTAATAAATGAGGAGTTTGAAGTGGGATATCCACATTACAACGATAAGTGTATGATTTTGTTTCCTCTAAACCCTCAATTACAAAACCGAATTTAAATGTTAAATGGATATGATTAAGAATATAATTGATATACTAAACTTGCACCCATTCTATGGTGTATCCGAAAATATTGATATTGCCAAAGGTAAATACAAATATCCATCTACTTGGAAAGAGCTAAAAGAGTTTATAAAAAGAAAATTAAAACGTAAGAAATAGCCATGGCCGAAAATACAAGTAGATATAAAACTGAAGTAGAAATAGATGTTGACACAAACATTGAGCCTTCTATTAAACAATTGAAAGAACTTAAAAAGCAATTGAAAGAAACTGCTGCAGGTTCTGCTGAGTTTAAAAGGTTATCCGCTAATATTAAAGATGTTGAGGATGCGTTAGAAGAAGCTAAGGTTGGTGCTAAATCATTTGCAGACCAATTGGAAGAAGCGCCAGGTCCCATTGGTGCAATTGCAAGTGGATTTAGAAAATTAGAAATTGCAACTAAATCATTTGGTGCAGCATTTAAAGCAGTTGGTATTGGTTTAATAGTAGCTGCAGTAGCTGGTATAGCGGCTGCATTTAGTAAATCAGAAGAATCAGTAAAGAAGTTTGAACCATTAATGATTGGTTTAGAAAAGATTCTTAATGGTGTATTAGAAGCTATAATGCCGTTAATAGATGGTTTTATAGAACTAGCAACACAAGCATTACCATATGTTAGTAAAGCATTTAGTGTTGTATATTCAGCAATTACTGCAGTATTCCAATCATTAGGTAAATTAGGTGGAGCAGTAGTTAAATTACTTAAAGGTGATTTCAAAGGTGCTTGGAGTGATGCTAAAGAAAGTGTAACTGGATTTAGTAAAAATTTCGATAGTTCAATGGATAGATTTGAGGCTGGTACTAAAAAGATGACCAAGACTCAAAAAGAAAATCTAAAAGAACAAGGTGATGATTTAAAGAAAGCAGCTGAAGAAGCTAAGAAAATTAGAGAGGAGGAACAAAAGGAATTATTAGATGGACAAAAAGAAGCATTCTTAGCATTACTTTCTGAAAGAGAGCAAGAAGAATATAAAGTAAATGAACACTATAATAAACTTTTATATCTTGCAACTAAGTATGGTGATGATACAACTCAATTAAAAGAAGCACAGGCAAAAGCATTAGCTGCAATTGATAAGAAGTATAGAGATGAGGAATTAGAAAAAGCTAAGAAGATTTTAGATGAAGGTAATAAAGTAGTAAACGATGCTTATGTTGCATCTTTATCTGCAAGAGACCAGGAGATATACAAAGCTGGAGTAGCTCAAAACGAAAGATTATTAGCATTAGATAAAGCTGGTATTACAGATAAATCAGCAGTATTAGAGCAAGGTAGAGCAGAAATATCTGCAATTAATAAAAAATATGATGATGAAGATGCTGCTAAATTATTAGCTGCTCAACAAGACGCTTCGGATAAAAGATTAAGATTATTAGAACTAAACGGACAAACCCTAATTCAAGGAACTAGAGCATATTATGCCAATAGATTAGCACTTATAAATGAATTAGAAAATAAAGAATTAGCAGATTTAAAACTTCAATACGATAAGAAAAAAATAAGTAAAGAGGAGTTTGAATCGGCTTCAACTGATATACAAAAGAAGTACTCACAACAAAGAAAGGATGTAAACAATGCTGAATTAAATGCTTACTTAGGTTATGCAACAAATGTATTGGGTGCAATAAATGGTATATTCAGTGCTGCTAGTGAAGTAAATAAAATGCAGCAAGAGCAAGACCTTAAAAATGCAAAAGGTAATGCAGTAGAAGAAGAAAAGATAAGAAAGAAAGCATTTGAGCAAAATAAGAAAACACAAATTGCACAAGCAATTATTGGAACATTACAAGCAGCAATTCAAGC